GCCCTGGCGCTTGAACGGGCTGGAGACCTGCGAGGACACGACGCTGAGCTCGCCGCCGCCGGTATTCATCACGCGCTCCAGGCTGCGCACCTTGCGCCCCAGGGAGGAGCTGGTGGCCACCAGGGCGTCGAGTTCGAAGATGGCCTCGGCCTCCTCGAGCACGTCGCCGAGGGTCACGCTATCGAAGATCAGGCCGTCGTCTTCGTCAGGGCGAGGCCGGCGAATGCGGTACAGCAGTTGACCCAGCGACATGCCCACCGGCATGGCGCTACTGTCGTTCCAGAGAACGGGCGGTGAAGTTCCAGTCATGGCATGGCCCCTTGGTTGCGGGATGGCGCCACACGGGCGCGTCATGGGGCCATGCTATGGGAGAGAAAGGGGCGAGCCCGGTCGGCTTTTCCTGGCCGCGCGGGGCTCTGTGGCGGGCTTAGCCGCCGGCAAATACGTCTGGCGAGCCTGCGGCCACGGCAGAGCCACAGTCCACGGGATCGCCGATTCGCCCCAAGGGCTTGCCGTTGACGTTGACGGTGCCGGACCCGGATGCCAGCGCGCCACCATGGCAGACCGGCACATCGTTGCAGTGCGTGGCCCAGCCGTCGCCCTGGCGGTGCGCCGGAATGCCATTGACCATGACGTTGCCGCTCCCGCTCGTGCTGTTGCGCGGCGGGAAGGCGCCATGGCCGGTGCAACCATCACCCTGTCGTGTCACGGCGGGCATCGATCTCCTCCTTCAGCCGGTCGCGGCCGGCGGTCCAGTCCTGGTGAATCTCGATCAGGTACGACGTGTAGGCCTCGCCGCCATCCTCGAGGTCGGCGATCACGTCGAGTCGGTAGGCGCGCGTGGTGTCGCGGCTCGGCCGGAACTCGATCACCTCCTCGGCACTGGCGGGCAGCGAGCCCCAGTCGGGCACGCGGACCACCTGGCCATCCTGCAGGACGTCGATGAAGTCGATGGGGAACAGGCCGGCCAGGCTGGTAGCGCTTACCGTCAGCCCGCCGGGGCCGCCCGCTACCGCCAACACGCCCTGTTCCGGCGTGATGCTCCCCCGGTAGCCGATCACCGCCACCGGTTCCGGCAGCCCGGTCGCGGGGTCGACGCCCTCCACGGCCACACTGATGGTGGTCGACACCGGGCCGCTGGTCTCCGGCAGGCTGAACAGCACGTCGGGCGCCGGCGTCCATGTTTCGGTATTGGCCATGGCAATCAGGCGGCGTCAGGCTTGAGCTCGGCGAGCTGCTGGCGGGCGTCTTCCACGGCCTCCTTGAGGGCGTCACGCTTCTCCTCGAGGCGCTTCTCCATGCGCGGCGCCGAGGTCTTCATGCGCTTGGGAAGCTGCACCTTGGCCTTGGCGAGACGCTTCTGGAAGGCTGACCGCCCGCTATCCATGGCCTTCACGATCTCGCCGATGGCCTTCGGGTGATCATCCTGGTGGCGCAGCGGCATCACCTTCTTGTTGAGCAGCACCTGGAAGATGTCGCCCGGCTTCTTGATGCGCAGCTTGACCACCTGGCTGTCGGCGAACGTCAGGCTGACCTCGCGGTAGCTGACCCCGCTGGTGCGCTTGATGCGCGGCTCGACCTCGACGCTCACCGGCGCAGCCCCGGCCCGGGTGAAGTGTTTCTCGAGCTGCTTGACCGCCTTGTCCTTGCGGCTCAGCTCATCGAATGAGAACAGTAGATCGGCAGCCATGCGGCCTCCTCGTCAATTCAGGTTGATCATGCTCGCCAGCTGGGTGATGTCGCCTGGCGTCAGAGTGATGGTCGAGTTGCCCACCTGCAGGGTGATGCTGTCCTTGGCACTGACGTGCACCAGGCCGCCGGACTGAAGCCGCATCTCGGCGTCGGTCAACAACTGCATGTTGGCGTGATGCCAGCGCCGCCAGCCGACGGAGTTGCCGGTCGTCGGATTCCGCCAGCCGGTGATCAGCGGGTAGCGCGGATCGCCCTGGATGAACTCCACCCACGCCTTGTCGCCTGGCAGTATCTCGATCTCGGTCATCGTCTCGTGGCGGGACTTGTCGCCGATGGGGTACTCGATCTCGGCGATCAGTCCGCCTTCGGCACCGTCGGTGACGCCCGGGATGCTGACCTCGCACGTCCGGCTCTCGGCGTCGTAAGACGTCACCACGGCCGGCCACTTGCCGGACAGCAGGCCGCTGCCGGTATTACTCATCGCTCCCACCTCCCCAGCCACACCCGGGTGAACTGCTCGGGCTCCTCGCCATCCGCGCCGGGAATGAACAGGTTGGCGACCGTCATCGCCACCAGGGGCTCACCGCCCACGACCTCGATCAGGTCGCCGGCCGCGACCTTCTGCGTGTACTTCAGGCGAGTGGTCTTCGCCAGCACCAGGCATCCCGTCATGTTGCGAAGCGTCATCGCGTTGGCGCCCGGCTGGAAGCGAGCCGCCCGAGGCTTGCCGCGGTTGCCGTAGACGAACTCGCCATTGGCATCGAGGCTGTAGAACCAGGGGATGTCGTGGCGCTCGAGGAAGCCGGACTCCACATCATCGGAGGCAGCGTCGACGATGGTGTCGACGGGCTCCTGGTTGAACAGGCTGCCCAGTGGAATGAACGCCAGCCGGCCGTTGCGCCACCGGACGACGCCGCCCGCCTCCTGAAGTGCGCGGGCGATATGGTAGGTGTGGGCCTCGCCGGCCAGGCAGACGAAGCGCGGCACCGGGAAGTCGCCCTCGATCCCGCGCAGTGTCGCCCCGCACGCGCGGTAGACCTCAGTCAGCGAGGCGCCGTGCTTGATGACCGCCCGGGGCTTGATGAACGCCACCGGCGTTACCGGCTTCAGGGTGGCGATCAGTCTCACGTAGCCGGACAGGTCGTCGCCCTGCATGCGCGCCTGCTGGACGTGCTCGGACTTGATGATCTCCAGCTCGTCGCCGTCATAGGTGGTGATCGAACGCCCGACATCGAACTCGGCAGCGGTCTCGGTGCCGACGCGGATCTCGGCCTCGAGGGTCAGCGGTATCGGCACCAGGTCGGAGCGCAGCACCGCCCGGCGGATGAAGTCGCCGCGAATGCGCTGGTCGCCGTTCTCGCCGAAGTAGAGCTCCATGACGTCACACCGTCACCACGGGATGGAAGAAGACGCGGCGCGGCATGTCGGCCTCAATCTGGGCGATCTCGCCGCCGACCTCGGAGCTCGAGCGCCCATAGCCGCCGCCCGCACTCAGGATGCCGGTCGCCTCCATCTGCAACGCGGTTTCGCGCTCGACATAGAGCACGAACAGCGGGCGAATCTCCGCCCACTCCGACACCGTGATGTCGACGCTCTCGTCGATGGCTGCCCCCTCCTCGAGGTTGGTCAGCGCCGCGAACCCGGCATAGTACGAGACGGCCGCCACGGCCTGAGCCGTGACGGATTCCGAAGGCAGAATGTTGGCCGCGCCCCGCTCCTTCTCGACGAAGCGCGTCACCAGCGCTGTCAGGGTAGCCATCAGCGATAATCCGAGCTGTTGCCTTCCACGATCTCGCCGAAGTAGTGGAAGAACATGGTGCCGCTGAAGGTCAGTACCTGGCTGCGGTTCTCCCAGTCGCGATCCGGGTCGTCGATCTGGATGAAGGCGTCGGTGATGCGCTTGTAGCGCAGGTAGCGCTCGGGCGTGCCCTCGTAGATCTTGGCGTTGAAGGTGCCGCCGTTGGTGATGATGTCGACCAGCATCTGGTCGATGGTGCCGGCCACCGTCTCCATGAAGGTGACCTGGCCCTGGTGGTTGGTGCGGATCTGCTGCGGCTCGAACAGAGCGGTGCCCAGCGGCGACGGCACCTCGATCTCGCCCTGCACGGCCACATCCGGCCACGGGCACTGGCGAGCCAGCAGATAGTTCTGCTCGAAGCCCTCGATCTCGAAGGTGAAGTCGGAGTTCACGACCTTCTGACCCATAGCCTTGGTCTGGTCGTAGAAGCCCTTCAGGTAAGAGGCATTGGAGACGGTCATGGCATGGCCCCGTGGTTGGACAGGTTTGAGGTGGCCATGACGTGCATGGCCTGGAAGTGTCAGCCTATCGCCGCCCCGCGGGGCTAGGGGGCGCGTTTTTCCTGGCGATGAGTGGTGCGCAGGATGGCCTCGAGGCGCCCCACATGCCCTTGCAGTTCGGCGTCGCGCGTGGCCAGCGCCTCGTAGGCGTCGTCCGGCAGGCAACGCATGTCATCGGCCGGCACCTTGGGCAGCGCCGGGCGATCCGGTACCGGAAGCGGCTCCTGCACGAAGATGGTGTCAGGCGTCGTCTCGCATCCAGCCATCGGCAAAATGGTCACGGCGACCATCGCGAGCCTCGTCGCGAACCTGCTCAACATGGCGATCTCCCTCGTCTTTGGCCTTGGCGCTGGCCGCATCGGCGGCCGCACGCTGACTCAGTCGTTGCTCGGCGGTCTCCGCTCGCCGCTGCTGGCGATCGGCACGCTGACGGGCGTTGTCGCGCTGCCGCTGGGCGTTCTGGAACAGGAATCCCAGCACGGCGACCGCCAGCCCCAGGGCGCCGGCCAGCAATTGCCACAGTCGACTCATCATGCCCTGCCCCCTCGCTTGCCCAGCATGGCCAGGCCGCTGTCCGCCATGTAGCCGACGCCCAGCGCGGTCATTGCCGTCACATCCCCCGAGTCGAGCAAATAGCCCATGGCGGCGGCGCTACCGGCCATCCCCAGGGCGGTGCGGTACGGCCGCGCTTTGACGAACTCGATGAGCCCGATTCGCTGCCCCGACGCCCTGGCCTCGACCACCTTCTTCAGCAGGTGGATCAGGTGGCCCAGGATGGCCATGGCAACGCCTATCGCTACCGCTGCTATCGTCATGCCGCCTCCTTCAACGCTTCATCATGGTCCTTGAAGGCCGCCGCCATGCGGCCGTGATAGTCGTGCTTCGCATACGCCGGGCCGTTGTAGATTCTGGCGAACGCCTCCCAGTCATGGTCGCGAAGCGCACGATGCAGGCGAGGGTCGGCCTCGACGAAGGCGGCGAACATCTCCAGCTGGGCGCCCTCACTCTCGTTGGCGGCCGCCTCCATGGCTTGCGGGGTATCGAAGCCGAGCGCGGCGTAGTGATGCCCCATGATCTGGAACAGCCCCCAGGACGCCGCACAGATGGCGCAGGCCTCGTCGATCTGACGCGCCAGGTGCAGACGATCGTGTTCGGCGCTGCCACCGTCGTAGCCGCCGGGCGTGCTGTTGACGATGCCGGGCAGGTGCTCTGCCAGCAGGTCGGCATCGCGCCCGATGTCGCGCAGATTGCGGCGCATGACGTGGCGCTCGAACAGAATCACCGGGCGTCCGTCGTCCAGGAAGCCGCTGCCCCGGGACTCGACCTCGTTGACCGCCATGACGGCAGCCGTCTCGACGCCCAGCCGTGCGGCGACGCGCTCAATGTCCGTCTGCCCGAGCCGCCGCGTCACATCCTGGTCAAACAGCGCCTCCATGGTCTTCTGTCCGGCAATCCCGTCGGTGACCAGCCCACGAGAAGCCTGGAAGCGGCGCACGGCGCGCGCCGTGTCACGCCCATAGATGCCGTCGGTTTCGTCGGCCGTGAAGCCGAGGGCGCGTTGCAGTTGGCGCACAGCCTCGCCGCGACTACCGCGTCGGAGTGGTGCCGTCATGGGTCATCCTCATCAGGGTGGCGACATTGCCCCGCGCGCGAAGCGTCAGGACGAAGAACAGCAGGGCCAAGGCGCCCTGGAAGACGCTGACGTCGGGCTCGAAGAACACGATCTCGAGCCCGGCGCACAGCAGAGTGCCGACCAGGGCGCTGGCCAGCAGCGACACATGCCGCTTGTAGCGCCGCCCCTCGCGGCGGAACGAGGCCAGTCGCAAGGCGGCGAGGAAGTAACTGCATGCCGCCACGACCGGCACGATGCTTTGAATAAGCCCTGTCTCAGCCATTGCCGTGCCTCACTTGCCTTTCCGGCGATCGAGCCACGTCGCCAGGTCGAACCTCTCGACGTGCTGGATGAGTTTCAGCGACAGCGGGACGACGACGATGGCGCCAATGAAGCCGCCGGCACCGTCGTGGGTGACCGGGGTCTGGGCAACAATCTCGGGTGTCATGAAGTAACCGCACAGGGCGGAGAACAGCAGGGCGCCGATTCTCTGCCAGGTGCGCATGTCGGTTTTGCTGTAGGCCACGAGTCCGGCCCCCAGCGCGGCACCCATCAGGGCGTTGGCATCGATCCAGGGCAGCATGGCCGCCAGTCCGATGCCGGTCGCCGCCGTTGCCGCCGCTGCGCTGGTAGTTGGTTCTGCCACATCGCCCTCCTGTCGCGCATGGCCTGGCACCTCATGGCGCCCTACCGACGCCCCAGCGATGCCACCGTTTTCACGATTGCCCCACAGGCTCGAATGACGCCGTTGAGTCGGTCGTTCACCGCTGCCTGTAGCTTCAGTTCCTGCTCCTTGCCCTTGCGCCACTCGGCATACGCCTTGCCCTCGAAGAAGGCCTCGGCCTCGCTGTGAGTCATGCGCAGCGCGTCGGGTAGCGATGTCGACGAATATAGGGTCAGGCTATGGGCCAGCAGGCGCTGGTTTTCCGCCCAGGTGTCGCGCGAGCTCGGTGATGCAGGTGCCAGCTGGAAATCGCGCCGGCGGCTTTGCAGCCGCGCTATCCTCCCGAGGCAGGGCCATGAGGCCGTGCTCGTCCGCATCCATCAGGAACAGGTGATCCAACTGGCGGCAGGCGGTCTCGAACGCCCCCAACAGCTGCACGAAGACGCTCTCCGGGTACTGGGCGATGACCCGCATGCGCTCCAGCAGGGCGGCATCCACATCGCCCTCGGCGGGCACCGCCTGGCCATTGGGGATCAGCTGGGCCGCCATGCGCCCGACACGCCAATGCGCGGCGCCGTCGATGCCTGGCAGCTCGCCTTGCAGTCGCTCGATGGCACCGGCCAGGGCGCCGGTCAGGTGTCGCGCCTCCCAACTGTCGCCTTCGATGCGGCCGACCTCGACGCGATCGCCGGGATAATCCTGCTCGCCCATCAGATAGTCGGAGAAGTTGGCTTGTCCGCCGGCCAGGCTGAAGTCGGGGCCATCGTCCAGCGTCGACGCCATGTAGTGGCAGATGGCCATGGTGCGCTCCTGCACCGTCCAGTCCTCGGGGTTCGCCACCCCTTGGGCCTCATCAACGGCGGCGCGAAGGAAGGCCGTGGCGGCCTCCTCGTTGAGGTGCGGCGGAATAGCCGCCAGAGCGATGGCGTCGATCATCGCCAGCTCCTTCATGCGCACGGTCAGGCGCCGCGTGCGCAACACGGGAAAGTGGATCATCACTGCACTCCCTTGGCGTTGTACCAGTCGTTTCCATCCCAAGCGGTCAGCGTCGCAAACGTGACTGGCAGCTGGAGTTGTACGAAGCGGCCAAATTCATCTGAGGGGGAATTCAGGGGAAGCCCGAGGGATTCAATCACCAGGGGGGCATAAGTGCGCCCTTTGTAACGAACCGCCAGCAAGGACGGCGCCGCCGATGGCATGGCCGCCTCGACAAGGCTATTCACATCACGGTCTCTGCGCTCTCTCCACCACTCCAAAGCCGCGGTCAGCAACGTGCCTTCTGGTGCAAGGTATTTCGGCAGAGCCCAGTCCCAGAGCATGTCCAAGGGCGCTTCGACCTCGGCGGCGGGATCCCGCCAGGCGCGCAGCATGAGCGTGGCCTGCAAGCGAATTGGGGCCATGCCGGTAAACACCTGCGTGCTGTTGAGCTTGGTGATGCCCGTGCGCCCCCGCGCGGTCTCGCTGACCTCCTTAGTGGCCTCTCCTACAGACTTGTCGACCGATTCGGCCAGCGGCTGGATGGCGCCGCTCTGCAACATGGCGGCCAGTGTCGGCGCTCGCGCCTCGGGGCCGGCGCCGTCGAACGGCGACTGCCAGTTGAAGGTCGCCTCCAGATTGGCGTCATCGACGAACAGGCAGTGGACAGACGGGCCGTCTTCCACGGGCTCGCCCTTGTGGTCGACTTCATAGATGGCTGCGACCAAGTGGCGATTAATGCCATCCCACAAGGAGCCCATCCCGTTTCCAATTCGGGCCGCGGTTACCGTAATCGGGTCCAGCTCATCGGTCATTGCATCAGCTCCCATTAGAAAAAAGGCGGCCACTGGCCGCCAAACACCCCACTCCCCATGCGGGTCACTTGCCCATGCGGCGACGCACCTTCATGGACTTCAGGCGGCGCGCCTTGGCCCGCGGGCTGTGCGCCTTCTTGCGGGCCTTGCGGATGGCCAGTTTCTGCTTTCCCGACAGCCGCACGTTGCCGGAGACACGCTTGTTGACGCGCTTCTTCTTGCCGTTCCGGACCACGGTTTGCTTGCGGTAAGCGGCGTCGAGCATCGGCTCCTGGTCGGCGTCGTCGAAGGCGAAGTCGTTGATCGCGGCGTCGGCCTCCTCCTCGCCATCGGGCAGGGCGCCGGCCACGGCGTCACGAATACGCTCGGCGGCCTCCTCGTCCCAGTCGTCGAGCAGCAGGCCGATGTCTTCGTCTTCGATGCCCAGGGCGGACAGGTAGTCCCACGCCGCCTCCCGAGCCACGTCGACGATGTCGCTCTCGTCGTCGTCGAGTTCGCCGTCCTGATTGTCATCGGCGATGCCCACCAGCATGGCCAGCAGCCGGTCGGCGCTGCTCTCGCCGTCGTCCAGGTCGTCTTCCTCGATCCACTGCTGGATCACGGACACGGCGTCCATGCGCAGCGTCATCTGCTCGTGCTCGCCAGCGCTGTCGAGCATCGGCTCGCCGGCATCGTCCAGCACCAGGAAGCGCCGGGAGCCCTCGGCCGGATCGGCCTCGGGCTTCGGGCCCGGCTTCGCGGGGTACATCAGGCCGCGAAGCATGTTCTGCAGGTCACTCATGATCTCTCCTTAGCGGCTCAGCGTCTGGGTTACGTGGATCTGGCGGGTGGTGCCGTCGTAGCGCAGCCAGTAGCGCACATCCATGAGCTCATACGGCCGCTGCTCGTTGGGCTGCACCTCGAAGCGCCAGGCCGCACCGTTCATGGACGGATCGTCGGACGGCACCAGCCAGCCGGACGCCTGAGCCGCCTCGAAGTGCGTGGTCAGGAAGTCGCGCATCTTCTTGATAGCCACCGTCATCGGCAGCTGAAGGATGTCCTTGCCGAAACGAGTGACGGCGTCGTCGATGGACGTCGACATGTCGGCGACGGCGATCAGCTTCTTCAGGCTGGAGTCCACCAGAGCGCTGGTCAGCGAGTCGCGGAACACGTAGCGGCCACCCCCGGAGTAGTTCTCGTAGATCACCGGGTTGATCTTCGCCCGCGCCAGGGCGTTGAGCTCCTGGTTGTTCGGCGTGTAGGTCTGGACGATCCCCTGGCGGCTCACCGGCCATTCGCGCCCCGCGATGGGGTAGTTCTTGGGCGCAAACCCCTTGGCGTTGACGCGCGCGTTGCGGCCGCACGCCATCGCGACGTTGAGGGTGGCGGTACCGAAGTGCCGCTTGCCGTTGATGCCGGTCGGGTCCATGGCCTTCAGCGGCGCCCAGAAGACGTGCAGCAGGTGGGCCTCGGCCATGCTGCCCATATTGAGCTGCTCGACGAAGGCGATGGCGCCCTCGACGTCCAGGTTGCCGGGCACGTCGACGCGCAGCTGGCGATTGGTGTCGAAGGACAGGCTGGCCAGCTCGGCGATCAGCCCCGGGGCCTCGCTGCCCCCGGAGGCGATGTAGGCATAGCCCTGCTGGGTGCCGTACAGCTGTTCACGGGCGCGCACGTAGTCGTCGACGGTGTAGGCGGTGCCACCCTCGTCGAAGTAGCTCATCACCGCGGAGGTCGCCCACTTCTCGCGATACATGGCGTCATAGCCATAGGCATCGGAATCGGTGGCGACAGTGGTCGCCGCGCCGGTGATGACCTCCATGCGGTCGGTGCGAGCCTCGATGACGGTCGGCAGGTAATAGGAGTTGCCGTTGTCATCCACGGCGTTGCGGTCGAGCGACCCCGTGACCTCGATCAGCTTCTCGCCGTTGGGCTCCAGCAGACGCAGGCTGATCACGTCGTTGGCGACGTTGACCCCGCCCTCACGCTTCTCGTCGGCACGGAACTCGACCATGACGCCGTCGTTGAAGCACTCCAGGTGCTTGACCGCGAACAGGAAGTCGGTCGAGGGCTCGGTTTCGGACACCTCGAAGGTGAAGGCGCCGGTAGGCTCAGCGGGTTCGCCGGTGACCTCCTCCTTGACCACGATCCAGCTCAGCTTGGCGGTCTCGGAGTGCAGGCGACTCACCACGGCCTCATAGGCGCCATTGTCCAGCGCCTCGCGGACGTGGACATAGGCCTCGTTGAGCTCGTTGTCGCGCATCGCCTCACCGTGCCCCAGTCGCTGGCGAACGGTGCCGCGATTGACCTTGAAGGCACGATCGATACGCCCACGGGTGGCGCGCATGGCGATGGCGAAGATCTGGTCTTCATTTCCCGTGGTCGGGATCTCGGAGTTGTCGACCAGGGGGTTCAGCTGAACCCCCGATTCGGCCCCGAGCTGTCGAACGAATGACACGCTCATCGGTTGCTACCCCCTTATTTCTCGCCCTCGGCGGCCGCCTTGGCCTGCTCGAAGGCCTTGAGGCCGCCAGCAGTCAGCGTGCCGTCTTCGCGCACCTGGTTACGGCTGGGCTCGAAGTGAACGCCCTGGAGCTCGACCACGAACGCCTCGTCGTCGTCCTGCACCACGGCCACCTTCGGCTCATTGGTGCTGGCCCCCTCCGCCCCCGGCGCTGCCGTCTGCCCGTCGCCCGCCTCGGATGCCCCTTCGCCGGCCTCGTCAACCTCGTCATCCTCGCCAGCCTGGAGCTCCACGAGCGCCTTGGCGTTGTTGAGCCGGGCGATCTGCTCCATGCTCGACACCGCGCGCTGAAGGCGGTCGAAGTTGCGGAAAGTGGCGACGCCACTGGCCAGCGGGCGCAGCTTGACGCCGGCCTCGGGCAGGCTGAGGACGACGGTCATCTTGTTGGTGGCCGTCAGGGTCAGCGGAAACTCGGCGCCGCTGAATGCCTGCTTGGCGGCCTCATTGGCGCCCGCCTTGCCGATCGCGGGGCGCCCAATCACCAGTCGAGTCATGTGCTACTCCCTTAGAACAGGTTGGTGACGTTGATCAGCGCGCAGCCGGTGGAGCTGGGCTGGTGCGGGTTCACGCTGGTGAAGTTGCGCGCGTAGAAACCGGCGCCGGACTTCAGGTCAGCGTTGGTGGCCAGCGGAACCACGGTCGGCGGTACGGCGTCGCCCAGCACGAACGGGTTGCGGGTCACGTCGGTGGCGCGGCCCACGCACAGCACCTCGGCGCTGTTCTCGGTCTCGAGGACCACCTTCGGGCTGTAGTAGACGTCATAGCGACCGAACAGGCGGCCCAGACGGAAGATGCCGGGGCGCTCGACCACGCCGGACGGCTCCCAGATGTCGGACGGCAGGCCTTGCATCTGCGCGCCGACCTGCTCGCCCACGTACAGGTGGGTGACGCCGTGGTTCATGGTGGTCAGCGCCATGCGCTGGCTGACGGTGCCCACGACGGCGTTGAAGTCGCGCCACACGTCGGAGCGTGACTTGTAGTCGCCCTGTGTGGCCCAGGCGAAGTCGAAGCTCTCCTGGTTGCGGGACGCCAGGCGGCGGGCCTTGCGCAGCACCTCGTAGTGGCGCTCGTTGGCGAACTGCGACTGGATGCCGAGCACGCCCTCGCTGTACGGGTCCAGGCCCAGCTCGTTGGCCATCTGAGTACGGCTGTCGATGGTCTGGGTGGTGGTCACGCGCCACGGCTTGGCGAACAGCGGGAAGGTCTCGACCGCGGTGATGATCTCCGGGGTCAGCTCCGGGGCCCGCTCGTAGTCGATGAAGGCCTCGACCAGCACGTTGGCGGACTCGGGCAGCGCCGGGTTGGCGGTCAGCGCGATGTCGCCGTTGTCGGGGTTGATGGTGCCGCCGATCTGGTGGGTCGTGCCGTCGACGACGACCTGGCCGCTGATCGCGGAGGTACCGGTACCGGAGGCGCTGACCTCCTTGCCGACGATCATGCCGTCGAGGTAGACCAGAGAGCGGCCGCGCATCAGCTTGACGGTAGCCGCCGCCGGGTCGCAGGTCTCCGGCGTGGCTTGCACGGCGGTGATCTTGCCGGTGATGTTGCCGGTCGGGCTGCCGGCATCCATCTCGATGGTGCACATGTGCTCGCGGCCGGACGTGATGTAGGCGTCGCCGCTGTTGCCGCCGTCCATGAGGTCGCCCGCCCCATAGCTGCCGTAATCCTTCCCGGCCTGGTGGGTCATGATGGCCAGCTTGGCCTCGTTGGACTTGATGTCCGCCGGCAGGTAGTGAGCGAACGGGATGGCTTCGGTCAGCGTGGCCAGGATGGCGACCACGGCCCGGTTGGGCTGAAGGGAGTGCACGTCGTGGGCACCGCTGGTCGCGGAGTCCAGCTGCATGCCCATCTGCCGGCGAGCATCATTGGTGGTGGCGTAGGCCAGGTGCATGGCCTGCTGCATGATGTCCGCCGGGCACGACGCGCCGTGTGCCTGCTCATAGGCAGACACGCCGTCGAGAATGGCCCGCGTCATCATGCTGGCGGTCTTCTCGTCGGCCTCGTCCAGGGCGACCTGGAGCGATTCCGGCACTTTCACGCCGGCGGCCTGGTTGATGGCATTGGACAGGAAATCGTCGGCAGCCGCCGAATCGAAGACGCCGCCCTTGACCGACTCCTGCTTCAGGCCATCGATGAACTCGGCGACCTCGGCGGTCTCGCGGCTTTGGTACTGGTGAGGCATGCCTCTCTCCTTTGCTCGACAACGGGTAGTTGCAAGGCCGACCGGGGTGGCCGGATGAGTCGAGTCTGAGGGCGTGCCGCGCGCCGGTTTCGGGCGTTTTTCCGGGTATGGGCGCAAAAAAGCCAGCTCACGGCCGGCAAGGGATCGACGCAAGCGTCTCGATGTCAGGCGATGGTGTCGTCTTCAGCTTCCGCCGGATCGGCAATGTCGAGGTCGTCGCGGCGATTGACGACATAGCGCGTCACGAAGGGCGGCACGTTGACCGCCGCCTCGACATCGACGATCTCGTAAGCCACCTTGGGGGCGTTCTCGCCCTCGCCCAGCAGCACGTAGATGACATCGCGCTTCAGCACCTCGAAGCCGCCAGGGTCGCCGATCATCTCCTCGGGCTCGATCAAAAAGCGCAGCTCGTCGGCGTAGCCGTTGTTGGCGTCCCGCCGGTCCATCATCGACGACGCCTGGAACTGCTCGCCCGGCAGCGCGAAGCCCAGGCCCACCAGCTCCCAGCGGATGTCGTCTTCGTCTTCTGAGCTGAGCACCATCATCCCGCCCATGGTCGGAGAGCCGCCGGCCTCGTCGGCGCTGGTACGGCCCACGCGGCGCCGGTAGACCTCGCAGTTGTAGGCGTTGGGGTGGTTGATGATCACGTTGCGGGCCATGGCATTGATGCCGGACGGCACGTTGCTGAGCATTATCCTTTCCCTCCTTGAAGAATGGCGACCGCCTGTTCGGGCGTCAGGCCCAAGTCGCGGGCAGCCGCTACCAGGGCGTCACGCGCCTTGTCGTTACCGCCCAGGGCCTGCATGCGTCTGCTGCCATTGGCCGTTCGTTTGGGCTTGGTGGTCGTGGCCCGGCTCTGCTTGCGCAGCGCGCGCCGGGAACGGTCGAAGTCCCGATCGCCAGTACCAGTCGCCCCACCCTTGGGCCGCTTCGCCTGTTTCTCGGCCAGCTTCTCGGCCTCCTTCTGCCGCTGGCGAATGTGGCCGCTGCCGTCCTCGGACTGCCGCCCCTTCTCGATGGCCCTAGCCAAAAACGACTGAACGGCGCTGCCGCCTTCGATCTCCGACATGACGCGCAGCACGTGCTTGCAGGCCACGCCGTTGAGCTTCGGGTTCCGGATCTTGGGGAAGCCGGTCTCGGGGCGTCCAGCGTTGTAGCGCCCAATGGTGGCGATGTAGCGAAACCAGTAGCGATGGCGGCCACAGTCGCAGTCGAAGCGCACCCCCTCCTTGCGGACTCGGGCCGCGGCTCGCTTCACGCTCTCGGCGCCGGAGGCGATGGCCGTCTGGTAGCCGGTGAACTCCACGGTGACGTGGTGCCGGTGGACGTCGCTGTCCGGCCCGGCGTTGGTGATGAAGCGAACCTCGAGGGATTCCACCTGGCGATTGCTGCCGCGCACGCCGCGGGCTGCCGACGGCACCGCCATATTGATTTGCTGCCGCGCCCGATCTCGATCTTTCTTCAACGACATGTCGATGACCTGACGCGCCGTGATGCCGCCCTTGAAGCGACGGCCGGCCACCCGGGCGTTGTGGCGGAACTGGGCCAGGTCGTCGGCGGTGATCGGCCGCACCTCGCCGCCCAGGGTGGTCATCAGCATGCGGCTGGCGTCGTAGTCGCCGCTGACCTCGTTGGGGTTGAGGATGTTGGGCGCCGCCTGGCGCTCCATGCTGTCTTCACGGGCCCGGCTACGCGCCTCGGCCGCGCTCCCGCTCAGGCGGGATATGGCTCGCGGATCGCCTGCCATCAGTCAGTCCTCCATGTCGGGCGCCCCTTCTCGCGATAGTCGGCGCGTGACTCGAAACCGGCTCGGCGCTTGAAGGCACGAAGCCGATCCGGCGTGGGCAGCACGAGGCGCTTCTGGGGCAACGGCTGGTCGACGGTGTCCATGCCGGCGGCAGCCATGACGGCCAGGAATTCGCCGGCATCGTCGTACACGCGGCGCGCCACCAGCGTAATGTCCCACCGCTCGTCGGGCGTGACGTCGTGCTCAATCAGGCCGTCTCTCCAGGATTCGGCAGATTGAGCGAAGTCCCGCACCAGGCGGTAGAAGACCCGGGCGGCCTGGCTGTGGTGGTCGACGCTCATATGGTCACCGCCTGGCCGCCCATCAGGCGGGCAAGGTCGTCGGCCATGCTCAGGGTGTCGGCCACCGCGCCGTAGCGCTTGGCGTAGCGGCACAGCGCCAGTGCGCCAACCTGAGCGTTGCCGGCATCAGGCGAGATGCGGTAGATCGGTCCCGTGACATCGACACCGTCCATCTCGATGCCGCCCGCCGGGTCCGCCCGCATGGCCTTCTCCATGAAGCGCAGACAGGCACTGCGGCCGTCGTCGGCCACGCTGCCCTTCAGGTCGTAGTAGGCCGTGATGGCCTCCTTGAGATCGCCGTACTCGAACAGCGAGTCCCGGTCGGCGCGGGGATCGGTCTCGACCAGGACGCAGTCGTCTCGCCGCGGCATGGCATCGGCCACGGCGGCTATCACCAGGATGCCAGTGGCTTCATCGAAGGCGCCCAGCACCGTCGCCGGGCGGCCGGCGAAGCCGCTGATATTGGCTTGCAGCTTGATCACGAGCTGACCTCCTTCTCCTCGGGATCGACCTCGGACACCAGCGGATAGCCAGCCGGGTCGTCGGTACCGGGCACGCCCTTGCCGTCGTTGGGCTCGCCGGCCTTGGGCGCCATGAACAACGGCACCGTGACCTTGAGCACCAGGTCGACGGCCAGCACGGTGAGGTTCTTGTTACCGGTCTCGACGTTCATCGCCGGATTGTCCGGCGCCTCCACCTGTGCCGGGTACTCGTGCTCGAGGCCGGCGAACGGGTAGCGCGCCAGGAAGCGGCGGCGGCTGGCCGAGTCCAGGTAGAGCAGGAACTGGGCGGCCAGGCTCTTGGCCGTGGGCTCGTCACTGGCGAAGAATGCCAGCTGGGCCCGCACCTCGCCGGCCACGGTGCGCACGCGGAAGTAGCGCTGCTTGGGGTCCTCGGGGAAGGTGATGTCCACCGGGTCGGCGATCTGCGTGGTGAAGCTGCGCTCGGTCGGCGTCCAGTCCTTGGACACGGCGACCAGGATCACCGGCAGACTCGGCGGTCGCGTCGGCCCCTGGTGGGTGTCGTTGCGCTGGTAGGAGGCCAGCATCTCCTCGGCCTTGTCGACCATGCGCGCCGGCGCCCAGGCCGCGCAGTACGGAAAGCCGCGCTCGACGAACTCCTGCAGGGACTTGGTGGTCGGCACCACCTGGTCATAGAAGTCCTGCAGGAATTCGCCTAGCCCCTCCTTGACGGGATCAAACATGATGGAACATCCGGCGCTTCAAGCGCAGATAGTCGCGGTCGTTCTCCTCCTTGGCTTCCGGGTTCTGGAAGCTGGGCAGCGCGCTGTCCAGGAAGTAGCGGCGGTCGCGGTCGACCTGCCGGACTGCATCAGCTGCTGCGGCGCTGTCGGTGACTAGCGCCCCGGCCTGCTTGCTGGCCTCGTCCTGCTTGCTCAGCAGGTCCAGCAGGTCGCCGTTCTCCTGCTCGAAGCGGGCCGCGGAGTCCATGGCCAGGCGCAGATTGGCCTCCATCATCTCGAACAGCCGGTTCATCGCCGCCATCTGCTCGGCGTGCTCGGCGGAGACCACGTCGTCGAAGGTCATCTCGCCGCTGGTCACGCTGTCCAGCACCAGGTCGTAGCCGCGGTTGGTCGAGTAGTTGGGGTCATTGACCCAGTCGAAGCCGTAGAGCTCGGGCTTGCGCGGATCGATGGCGGTCGAGAAGCCGCCCACCCGGTTGGCGTACATGCGCGACGCCATCTGCCCGGTGGCGGTATCCAGGAATTCGGTCTGGTGCTCGACGGTGCCGTCGTCATAGGCCTTCAGGTGCGTGGTCACCACCGCCGGCTCGACGGCTTGCGGCGTGCCGTCGGCGATCCCACCTTCGAGCGGCTCCATGCCGAAGCGCACCCGGGGCCAGTGACCGAAGTAGCCCAGCATGCCCCGGGTCTTCACGCGCTCCTGCGTGGCCGGGCTGTTGATGCTGGCCACGATGGCCGGAATGTCGAAGTGGCGCTCGACGCCGCGATGCTGGCGGCCGCGCTCCTTCAGGTTGTACTTGATCAGCGGAGGTTGCTGCATGGTCATGCCCCTCACGGTTGTTTCCCATGGGGGCATGATGCGGGAGGCAGGTCAGAGGGTGGCGCGGGGTTTTCCGAGGTTAGCGAGCCGCATTGCCTAGAGCATTGGCTACGGTCTGCATATGCGGGCTCAGGGTTTCCGACTTCATGCGCTCGATGGAGGCTTGGCTGAACTGGCTGTCGGCCATGTGCCCCTCTATGCGCTCAATGGTAGCGGCGCCTTGGTACTCTTGGGCCGGCTGACGCTCTGCACCTTCAGCGCTTCCGGTCTCGATGGTCGACCCCGCCAAGGCCGCGAGACCACACGCTGCCGCAATCACCTCGGCGTCGCCGGTAGCGGCGGCCAGGTCCTGCCAGCACTGCTGCTCGGTGCGTCGCATCTCCCCCACCCCGCCATCCTGATAGGCATCAAGCATCATGGCAGCGATCTGCCTAACCTGGTCACGAGTCAGGATTGCGTCGACAAGCTGGGCTTGCTGAGGCGATGGGGACTGCTCCACGGCCGCCGTCTGGCGCTGCATCCCGATTCTTTCTCGATCCTCCCCAGCAAGGCGGCGCACGAAATAGAGATACTGGGTGCCATCATACCCTGTCAGCACCGCCATATTGGCCGACCTCTGCATGGTGGCCAGGCGTCCGCCGCCAATGCGGAAGTTGAATGATCGGTTCTCCTTGTCGACTGATTCGACGACAGGATTCAGCGAACGATTAGCGAAGGCCATGTGGAGCCGGCCTTGCTCTACGCCTAGCCGGAGCATTGACTGAGACACTGAGCCGACGCCGGCAACATATTGGTCCGACTGGGAGTAGACGCCGCCGAAAACATCGTCGATGAAGCGCGCCTGACGATCAGTCAAAGGGGGAGCGCCCTCCCATGCAGAGATCGCTTGCTCTTTCGCCTCACGACGTGCCTCGGCGATCTCCTGCTGTCTGCGCTCGTACTCAGCCTCAAGCTCAGCTCGTTCGGCCGCTCTCTTTTCAGCCCTCTCCTCTGCCGCTCTTCGCTGCTGAGACTGCCTCGTCTCATACTCACTGACCATTTCAGAGAACGTCTCACTTGCGAGGCTCATGCATCGCTGGCGAGTATAGCCGCGACCGAAATTGTTGCTCACATCGCCCTGGCAGACCTCTGCAGCCACCTGCTGGGCCTGCCCTGAGGCGACGCGACCGACGTAACTTTCAGCCTGCTGCCTCACCTCAATGTCCACCAGGCGCTCATCCACTTCAAATAGCGGCTCGGCGTGGGCGGCACCGGCGAACAGGGCGACGGCGCCCAGAGTGACGGCGACGGCTCGGCGGACTCGGATCATTCCCTTGCTCCGTAACGTGGCGATGAGTCCGCCATTCTACACCACGTCACCAAAGAGCGCTTCGACCTCGCTCTCCAGCGACTCGCCCAGCGTTCGATCCTCGCCCGGCCCTTCTTGGCTGGCGGTGTAGATCAGCCCCTCGATGAAGGCGAAGCAGACCGCGTCCCAGAGGTCGGGCGACGCCATGCCCTCCCACTCCTTGCTGTGCTTGGGCGGCACTCGGATGCGCCCCTTGTCGGTGAAGGTCTTCGGTATCCGGCTCGACTGCGACAGCATGGTGTTGCGGTGCTCGCCGGTGAGCACCGACAGCCTGCCCTCCTTGGCGGCCCGGGCGGCCTGGTGCATGGCCTGCGCGCGGAGGTTGAGGTAGCGCTCCTTGTTCTTGTTCTGGAAGCACGGATTGCCCCAGTTGATGCGATGCACGGGCTTGCCCATGTCCTCGAGGTCCTGGCAGACGTTGATGCCCAGGCCGCCGGAGTCCACGACATAGGTCACGCCGTCGTGCGGGTCGCCCTCCTCGGCGATGGCGCCGGCGAAGCGGTTGCTGCGCACGTTGTTGGTCATCACCGGTACGGCCACGATCTCCACGCGGCGCGCGTCGGGCCCGCGCTCGCCGTAGCCGATCACTCGAGCGGCGACGATGGTCGACTTGTCGCGCAGCCCCTCGCCGCTGGCGATGTCGGCGAGGATGATCCAGCCATAGGGCTCGTCATCGCCGATGATGCGCCCGCGCCGGTACATGGACTCGGCCACGGGCAGGTTCATCATGTGCTTGCCCGACTCCTGCGGGAACTGGCCCAGCAGGCGCACGCGGCGCTCGTCGTCGTCGTAGCTCTCCCACAGCTCGAGCAGGGCGGCGTCGTTGACCAGCGGCGACTCGATGGATGAGAACACCAGCGGCGTCCAGTCGCCGCCGTTGAGCTTGCTCAGGTCGTGATGGGTGCGGAAGAAGAAACCGGCATTGCGCGTGGGCTGACTGGTGAGCAGCATGCGGTTGTGCTCCTCGGTCAGCGCGCCGCGCAGCGTGGTCAGCACGGCATCGGGCAGCGTCGCCGCCTCGTCGCCGATGATCATCAGCCATTCGCCATGGCGACCGGCCATCTTGTTGGCGGTCTTCTCGTTGGCGGTCTTCGACTCCACGAACCAGGTGTCCTTGAAGCCGATGATGCGCATCACGCCGTTGGACAGAATCTCGATATGCTCGGCCAGCCAGCCGAACGGCCCGCGGCGGATACGCTCGACGGCCAGGCCGATCTCCTTCCACAGCGTCGCCTTGAGCTGCGCCATGTCGTTGGCGGTCAGAAGCGTGATGGACTGCGGATAGCAGAGCAGGTGCCACAGCACGATGGCCGCGATGCTGGTCGTCTTGCCCGTGCCGTGACCCGACGCCACCGACACCATGGAACGGGAAGGCGCCACGCTTCGGAACAGCTGGATTTGCTGGGGCGTGGGCCGCATCTCCAGCACCTCGACCTGGAAGCGCACCAGGTCGCCGGCATAGGTCTCGCAGAACGGCAGCCAGCGCGGGTCCTCGTGCAGCAGGGCCTTCTTCTTAGGCATCGCCGCCCCCTGCGTCGCCTCCAGGGGTGCCGAGGCTGTCGTGATCGATGATCAGCCCCAGGCGCTCGGCACGCCCCTGCATGTCGCGCTCGACCTCGGCGGCATGCTCCAGGGCGTCGCGATAGACCCGCGCCATCGCCTCCTTGTCGACGATAGCGGCCTCGGGCTTCTCCTCGACCTCCACCTTGTCCTTCCAAAGCTCGGGCTGGCGGTTCTTGAGCCAGAACTTCGCGGCCTCGGTATCCGGGGCCACGATCTCGGTATAGGGCACCACCACCGGCGCGCCCTGGTACTGGAACACCTTGACCGCCTGGTGGGTGTAGCCGGTGGCCTTCTTGTACAGCGAGCGCGCCACGTTGGCATCGGCATCGAGCCGGCCCTGTTCCATGGCGGCGCGAAATTCGGGGTGCACCTCCATCCAGTCGTAGACGGTGCGCTCCGTCACCTCCAGCAGGCTGGCCACATGAGCAGGCGTCGCCCCCAGCAGGGCATGCTTGTAGGCGAGTCGCGCGTACTGGCGGCGATACTTGGTGCGGCCGGGAGCATCGGTCTCGTATATCTCATGCAGCGGGCTGTCGCCGAAGTCCTCCTCGAGCGACTGCGTGCATACGCGCGTTAGGGTGAAATTGTGAGATGCGCCGCCCACCTCCTCCCCCGCCTCATCGAAGGGGATCGAATCGGCCTCCTCCAGCGGTACCGCCTTGTCTTCGAGCTCCGGCGGCAGTTCCTCCAGGTCCTCGACAGGGGTTTCCGGTTTCCGGCGGGGTTTCTGGTTTTCGGTTTTCGCCTTGGGTTTCCGGGTTTTCGGTTTCCGGGCGGGTTTCGCCTTGCCGCCCCCCTTGGCCCACTCCTCCTTGAGCGCCCGCTTGCGCACGGCCGGCCCCGAGATGTCGAGATCCAGCTCCCGAATCAGCCAGGCGTAACCGCTGCGCGAATCCGCCTCCCAGGTTTCCCGGGCCTGCCGCCACTGCTGTTCCGTCAGCTTCGCCATATCAGGTGTACACCAGCTCCAGTTCCGGCTGGACACCGCCAGCAGCCGAGCGAGCGTCGCGATGCAGGCGCTTCAGCTTGCCTTGGGCAGTGCGGCCCGTGGCGGCGGCACGATCGACGGCGGATTGCAGACGAGCGCCACCCTTCACGTTGTCCCAGCGACGGGGGTTCAGCTCCTCGACGCGCGCCAGAGCATCCTCAGCCTCGCCCACCTGGTCGACGAGCAGGGTAACCAGCGACTCCACGGCCTCGAGGCGGTCCTGAACCTCGCGGGTGGCCACCATGTCCCGCCAGCGGATGCGTTCCCACTCCTCGCGCATCAGGATGATGGCGTCACGGGCCGCGTGATTGCGGACCTCGCCGACTTCCATGGATTCGGTATTGCCCAGCAGGTAGTCGATGGACACGTCATACAGCACGCCGGCGCGCTTCACGACCCACAACGGGATCTGCGAGCTGTCGCGGCCACCCTCGATCTTGGCCAGCTTGGTGGAGTTCGCGTAACCCAGCATCTGGGCCGCCTTGACCTGCGAATACCCCTGCATCTCGCGCGCCTCGCGCAGACGCTCGCCGACCTGGCTGGCCAGCAGCACTTGCTCCTGACGGGATGGCACCCCCTGACCACCCCGGCGTCGACGTCCCACTACCGCATTGGCTGCCGCCTCAACCTGCTCCATGCTTCCCCCGTCGTCAGCTCAACGTCCGTCGCTATGCGCCTGTGCGGCCCGCTTCGCGGCTGCCGCGTCCTCGCGCCACATGCCCAGCCTCTCGTCGCCGGCATGCAGCACGAACCATTCGTGCTTACCCATCACCACCTTGGCGAGGCGATACGGCCCCGCCTGGATGCAGTAGTCGCTGACTTCCGCCACTCGAGCTTTCGCTGACTCGCTGCCTTCATGCCGCTCCCTGGTTGCCGGTCATCAGTTGGCGGCCGTACTCGGCCAGGCACACGGCGTCGGCGATACCGTCATGCGGCACACGCTTCTGCCCGGGCGTGAGGTCGACCATGGGGAAGGCGCGCTTCACGAACGCGATGGCGTCGGACTTCTCCTTGGCGGTGCCGGCAAGTACGCGCTTCTTCCACGCCTGCGGGGTCACCAGGCGGTACGGGATGCCCAGGGCTTCACACACGCCCAGCAGGCGGCCATACCCGGCGCCGAAGTTGAAGGTGGACGTCACCCCCTGCTTGGGCATGGCGCCGACCTTCTCGATGATCACCAGCTCGGGGGCGGCGGCGCGCAGGATGGCGGCCAGCTCGTGGCCGTCGATGTCCTTGCCGACCAGCGGCATGGGGATGCCGGCGGCCTGGCCGTCGGTGATGGATGCGATACCCCCGGACTTGCCGGGATCGATGCCCATGATGCTCATGCCGTGGCGCCCTCCATGGCGTCGATGAAAGCGAGCGCAAGTGTCAGCTGCTCGCGGATGTCGGGGTCGGTGGCGAAGTGGCTCAGGCCGGCGCGGATCGTCTGCTGCAGCCACTCCACCTGCCAGGGCTGCCAGTCGGCACGCTGGTGCACCATGCGATGCGCCCACGGGGTCAGCGGCATCACGAAGGCGTCCGGGGCCTTGAGCCCCCAGCCGGACAGCCCCCAGCCGAGTCCGATGACGTGATGGGCTTCGCAGCCCTCCTCACCGGTCATGCAGCACGGCAGGCTGCGCACCCATGCCAGATAGCGCTCGCTGCGCCAGGCCTTGCTCTTGGGGATCATTGGCGGGCCTCCCGATATTCCTCGTAGAGAGCCAGCGCGGGCTCGCTCCACTGCACGCCCTGCTCGGTACCGAAGGCGTACATGCACTCGATCAGGTCGCAGAACACCCGCTTACTCATGCGGCTGGTGCTGAGCCCGACCATGACGAAACCGCCGTCCATGCCGGGCACCATGCGGTGGCGCTTCAGGGCGGCAGTGGCCAGGTCCTTCCACTCGTGGGGCTTGAGCGTGACGCCGTGCCATACCACCTGTGTCGACAGGTCGTTCAGCATGGGCCACAGCTTCTTGTTCTGGGCGTCGGTGCGCTTCTCCTCGATGCGTGTCAGGATCACCCGCACCGGGCCGCCCTTGAGCCCACGGCCGGCCATCTCCATCGCCTGGCTCATGACTGGGGCCAGCTGCCCAGGGTGCTGGATCACGTACTCGACCTGGTTGGCGGAAGCGGTGCGTGTCACGCCGCCCCCTCGGGACCGTGGCGGTCCTCCATGCAGTCCTTGGCGTGCTGGCGAGCGGCGTAGGCATGGCCGATGCAGGGGCGCGTCGGCTCGCCACTGACGTCATCGATGCCGCGGGCGTGGCACAGGAAGGCCTCGCCGTTCTCCAGCACGGAGTCGGCATCGCTCTGGGTCGTGAAGCACTGGTTGGCGACGCTGCCCGCCCGGTAGGCGCAGCCGGGGCAGACACGCTCCCGGGCATGGTCGGGGACGCGCTCGGCCGCCTCGAGGCCGATCAGCGCCCCCTTCAGGCTCGGGTAGTTGAGCTTGTCCGCCGAGTAGGGGTGAAGGTCGGTTTCCTGGATCAGCAGGTCGACGGCGTGCTCGCGACCGTTGTCGATCACCTCATCGGCCAGGGTCACCAGGTCGGCGACCAGCTCCAGCAGCGGGCGAGCGCCGGCCTCGGCGCCGAAACGCAGCAGGGCCTCGACGCGGGCTTCGCGCTCCTCAGTGAAGACGACGGCCTGCAGGGTCTGGCGGGCTTGGGGGCTGAGATCCATTACGCCACCCCCTGCTGCTGGTTGGCCTGCATGTTCTCGATCAGCCCTGCCAGCTGGCCGCCCGTCACGCGACTCACCTGCGTGCCGTTGGCCAGGGCGCCGCGGCCACGCTCGGCCACCTGCATGGCGCGCCGCTGGTCGCCGATCACGGCGATGTCCTTGCCGGGCAGGCGTCCGCGCGAGTGCTGACCTATCTGCGCGTTCTGCTGGGTCGACACGCCCGGCAGGAAGGCCGGCCACTCCTCGGGCTTGTGGATCGCATAGGCGCGGTACTGGGCCTCGAAGCGTTGGCGCAGCCAGACGATGTCCTTCTCGCTGTCGACCATGGCCACCTTGGGCCATCCGCCCATGCGCTCGATCACGGCGTGGATCAGCGGGTCGTCGAAGCACACGTCGCGGTAGTGGCCCACGCTGCGTATGGCGCGCTCGACCTTCGCCCAGGCCTGAAGTGTCCGGCTCTGGCTGTCGCCACGGGCGAACTTGATCACGTCGCCCGGCTTCGGCGGGAACTGTCCGGTGTCCGGGCTCTGGATGTGCAGGGTCAGCGCCCGCTGGATCTCGTCCAGCTCGAGGCTTTGCAGGGCACGGAAGACCAGCTCGATGGTGCCGGACGTCACGCTGCGGTTGTAGATTTCCTGCGCCTGGCTCCACACGTCGGCGAATGCCTCGAATTCATGATCGGTCATCACCAGTGCCCTCCGTCGTTGTCGAACAGGTCGCCGTTGCCCTCGGCATCGGCATTGCGGCGCTCCACGGCCTCGCGGATGGCCTGCTGGTTGGCGGCGTGCAGCCGCTCGGCTTGATTCATGCCCTTGGCGGGGTTCTCGCTCGCCCCCTGGCGGCGGGCCAGCCAGTCGGCTTTCACGCCCTGCCACCCGGCCATCACGGTCTCGTCCAGAGCCTGGTCGGCGGTCATGCCAGGGATGCGGTCAGCAGCGCGCAGCGCCTCGTCGACGTTGAGCGTCAGCGCCCGCTGCGTGAGGGGTTTCTTCAGGGTTTTGCGGTGCTCGATGAAACCCTCGACGGCCTCCCGGGATACGTCGGCAGGCAGCTGGCTCAGGTCGAGCTTCGCCGCCTTGGGCTTGGTGCCGCCCTTGGGCTTCGCCTTGGGCTGGGGTTTCTCG